CCACATTCGCCGCTGTAATCGTGCATTTAATCGGCATATTTCACTCCATCGCCGCCAGCATGACGGCCATAAACACTACATCCAGCTCCTCGATTTGCTGCGCTGCGGCCTCTGCCATCAACTGCGCCGCAATCATTCGCTGCTCTAGCTGTCTTGTTGCCAGAGCATCATTCTTCGCCTGCATCACCAGCGCAATCGCCATCCGGTTCTGCGCTATCTCTGCTGCGTACCGTGCCGCCTCGGCCTCGTAGAACGCGATATCGGCCTTCAGTTGCGCCGATACCCTGCTGGCTTTCTTGGACAGCTTCTCGATATCAGCCGATGGCTTTTGCGCCTCTCGGATGATTCCTTGAGCAATGCGCCTGGTGCGCTTTTGCTCTTCGCTTTCGCGTGGCTTGATGTTGTCCCATGCGAACGGGACGCCACCTAGCCGCGCAACCTCTACCGCTGAGCCGTTAGCCCCGTCAATCAGCCCAAGCGTTAGAAGGTGAATCCACATGGCTTAGATCACCGCAGAGACCTCTTCCCACGCAAAGCCAAACACCAGCGATGTGGCCGCGCTGGCCGCGTTGGTGTAGGTCGCCGCAAACCCGCCAGGAGGAATCACAAGCGAGCCGTTGAAGTCGTACTGATTGCCGCTGATAATGCCGGTCGTAATCGCTCCGGTCACCAGCGTATCAATCAGGATAATTCGAGTAGGCGCAACCGGCAGCGTCACCGCAGAACCCAACAGGCCGACGCCCGCCGGGTTGCCGACGAAGTTGGAGCCAACAACAGCGGGAGTGGTTTGCACTACGTTGGTGACGGCGCTAAATCCGGTCTGGATTGCCAGTGACAAAGCCGCCGTCTGCGCCACGATGCCGCCGTATCTGAAGCGCATCAGCACCAAGTTTTTGCCCGAGCCAATCGGGTTTGCAAGACACAATCCCGTGTGCGTGGTGGCAAAACCTGCCGACGTTGTTACGCCGCCGATGTTGCTGCCAGCGTAGACACTCCCGCGTACCGTAGCCTCGTACAAGTCTGCGTGAGTGTTCTGTATGCAGACTTCGCCGGTCGGCCCATAGCGCATGTTGACCGGCTGCGAACCCGTAGTTGCTGCTGCGTTGCCGCCGACTACTGCCTGAATTGGTAATGGCATGATCTTTCCTTAAATGAATGCGTAGTTAACAACCATTGACGGGGCCGTTAGAGCCGTTGTGTCGCCAGATGCAATCGCTCCAGAGACGGTAAAAGCAATGCCAGCCGACAGGAATAGCCCGCCATCAGGCAGGAGCACGCTGACCGCCCCGCCAACGCTTGGAGGGATTGCATAGGTCTGCACAGATGCTGTGCTGGTTGCGGCCGTGGCGTTGTTTTGCAGATGCAAATAGCCGCCAGTGGTCGCGTTGTTGCTGATGTTCAGCATCGTTAACCGGCCAGCGCTGGCTTTGGCTTGAACTACAGCCGCAGCGGTTGCGGTGATGATGCTCTGACCAATGGTTTGGTTGTTCGTTGCTGCCAGAGCGACAGGAGACACAAACAGCGGGTTTGTTGACGATTGAGCCGCTGCGCTGATCTGGCTTAGGTTGACGGGCGTGTTAGCTTGATACAGCACCGGCATTGGCGTTTGCCGCAGCGTGTAGAACGCAAAGCCTGCCGTGCTAACGGTCAACTTGATGAACCGCGTAAAGCACGGCACGATGTAAGTGACGGTAGCCGCCGCAGTCGTGACGGGCGTACCCAAAACCAACGGGTAGCAGGAGATTGCGCCGAATGTGCCCTGTGTGTCGTTGCTGCCCGTAACAGCCGCAGCCATCGTCCCCATCGTCAGCGATAGCGTCTGGTATCCCTGCGTGTCAATCAGGAACTGCTGCCCAACTGTTGACGCAACAATCCGTTGCACCACCGGAGAATCAGACACCATAGCCGCGCCCGTTAGGTCGCGCCGCTCGGGATTGATAACTTGCGTCGATAGCGCCAAGTCGCCCACGATGCAGGACTCAAGCAATGGCACGCCTACATAGTCACCCGTACCGACTAGCGTGGATGGCTGCAGCCCCGTCCCATTGGATGTTTGCAGCGTCCCATAGGCCACGTCCAGATTAAATGTCGTCGTCGTTGCTTTGCCGATGTTCTTGGCAGTGACGTTGCAATAGTTCCCGTTAATCGGAAACGATGCAGACAATCCTTTTCCTGCGTCCACCACATACACGATATCCGGCACAGCGAGAGTGCCTGCCAAGTCAATGTACTGCTTGATGGTCAGTTGTATCTGCTGATCTGCCGTCAGCAAAACAGAGATGCTCGGCTGATCCTGCGGTGATTCAATCGTGCCGGTAAACGTTGCACCAGGCGCGAGCTGTACTGTGCTGCTGTTTCCCGTGCTGATCGGATAAGCGTAGCTGTCAACCCTAACCGGCAGGTCTGTGGCGCGTAGTTCAGCATCTGTCAGCGGTCCGGTAACAGCAACAGATCCGCTAACGCTAACCGGCATGGGGTTGGCAGCAGTGACGGGAGATGAGGCTCCATCGCCACCAATGTCAATTTTGCTGTATGGAAATTTGACGCCGCTTACGTCATCGGCGGCAAACGTGTCGCCGCCTGCGCCGGGATTGCTCGTAAAGTTGTCTGCCATCAGTCTTCCTCGATCATTCCGGTGTAGACCGCGCCGCTAGGGGCCTGGATGGTGATGCGCTTGCGCGATGGCTTTTCTGGCTCTTCTTGCGGCATCTCAGGCTCTTGCACCTCCATCGACTCACCTTCCAGACCCTCGCCCGTCTGAGCTGACATCTCCATGCCTGCAAGCTGCACTTGCGCTTCCAAGCCAGCCAACTCCTTCTCGGTGCGCGTGTTGAGCAGGGCGACCCACTTCTTTGTATTCGCTTCAAGGTCGGCTTTGTACTTGGCAATCTGCGCGTCTACCCGCGCTTTTTCCATTGCCGCCTCTTTGTCAGCCTCAATTTGCATGGCCTTCAGTTCAGCATCCATCTGCGCTTTCTGTTGTGCAGCCTGCTCAGATGCCATCTTTGTCGTCTCACCGGCTTTCAGTTGCGCGTTTTCTTCTTCCAGCTTCATGCCCTCTTGGATGTGCATTTGCGACTCTTGCTGCATCTGTTGCAATTGCTGCGTGAGCTGCGCCACCTGTTTCTCAGGGCCGCCCTTGTCGTCAGCCAAGCCCGGAGGAAGCGTCTTCGCAAGCCGGTCGGCCAGTTTGTCTGCGTCTTGGAAGTCCATGCTTCTGACAACAATGTCCCCAGCCTTTTGCATTAGTGTCGGATCACTCCGCGCAAGCTCGACCATGACCGCTTGGCTCTCCTGGCGCTGCGTCTGGAACGACGGCCCGGTATCAATCGCAACGTCATAGCGACCGACGCCAGGATTGAAGATACGCTGGATGTCCTCGCCCGAAGGAATCTCGACGTAAGCGCCGGGCAGATCAGGGGCAAGCGTTGCCATCTGCGCCGTCCCATCAACGCCCAGGATGCGCAAAACCTTCTCTTTGGTGTAAATCTTGGGGATCAAATCAATCAAGAGCTTTGCTTCGTACTTCAGCGAACGCGCCAGGTTGTCAGGGAAGTGAAACGTAGCCACTTCGCCCTGCACTTTGAGCCGCTGGATGCCGATGCCCGATGCCGCCTCAGATTTGATGCCAAAGTTCGCGTTCTGCTGCCCACTTGAACCGCGCATCTGCTGCAAGGACAACTCAAGCAGTTGAATCTGTGCTGCTGGCATGACGGCAGGGTCTTGCCGCTTTGGCGCAGGCAAGGGTTGTCCATTGCCGTCGTATGCGTTATACGGCAAGTACGCATCGTTGGACATGTTGGCGTTGCGCCACTGGTTCTCGTGCCCCTCCACAGCCTCTGCCGCTGCTATATAAGGTATCTTGTTCTGCAGGGCAAGCGTCTGGACCGTCTCGCTGTAGGCGTAGTTCACGATACGCGCAGGGTCTTTGAGGTCACGGACTAGGCCCTTGCGGACGATTTCCCCATTGACATTCACTTCTTTGCCGACCACCGACACGATTGGCAAATAGTCGCCCGCCCAGTAAGTCTCATCCAGTGGCTTGTCATGCCCACCAACGATCATGCAGTGCTTCCACTGCTTTATCTGTGTCGGACGCTCTTTTAGGATCACTGCGCCATCCAGTAGCTCGCTTTTTAGAACAGTTGTTCCATCAGCCAGCAGACAGGCCGAGTCTTTCTTGTACGTACAGTAGAAGTACTCGGCCTTGACGAACGATTCGCCGTTGATCCAGCCGGTGCGGTCGTCAATCCAACTTGCAGGATCAATGTCGGGATATTCGCGCTTGAATTGCTCCTTGGAGCAGTCGGCAAAAATGAAGCCCCATTCGGCATCAGACTTGTCCAGTTCTTTGGCGTCGGGGTCGATGTAGACCCTGCACGGATTGGGGATGGGGCAAACCTGAATGCACTGGTCGAACGATGTCTCAGACTCGTAGTCCGTCTTGATGCGCCAATAACCCTCGCCGCCATACGTAGCATGCTCTGCGGCAATGTCGTGCGCGTCGTCCGCGTTGCTGCTGGCTTGGATGTTGCGGATCAGGCCCGCCAGGATGTCTGCTGTCTTTTTGTCCGCTCCGCCGTCTACAGGGCTAACCTTGCACGCAGGCCGGTTCTTGCGAATCTCGTTGATGACTTGATTGCAGTGCTGCGCTGTGGTGTTGACAGTCAGTTTCACCCTGCGAGCGATAGTCCGCTCTTGGGCGATGTCATCAGGCCACTGCCAGCCGTTGTCCGAGTCTCCAAGAGCAAAGCGCGTGTCTGCGACTGCTAGAACGCGGCTAGGGCCATAGAAGGCTTTTGCGCGTTCGAATCGGCGCTTCGCTTCTCCCACGATGTCGTCTGGCTTTGTACCGTTGTCGTCTGCCATTGCCGCACCAGCAAAATCACAGGCTTGTCCTGCAACTCAGCGAACCCAAACCTGGCATAAAACTGCAACAGTTCGGGGACACCCAGCGCCGATTCACCAAAAGGCTTTGGCATCAGCAATAGCGTAATTCTATCAGCATCCGCATATCGTGCAAGTTTTTCTATCAACTTGGTCGCATGGCCTTTGTTCCGATGCTGCTTTGGCGTGAAAAGCCGGGTGATTTCCAACAGTCTGCCGCGCAGATGTGCGGGGACTGCTTGGGAATAGCGCAGCTTGCAGGATGCGTGTCCGCTGGTGTAGGTGCCGGGTTTCATGCCATCCACGATTGCTCGTGCCCCATGTGTGAGTGCGGGTTGTCTGTCTTTGGCAGCGGCTTCTTGGCCCGCCGTGCGCCTTCGCAGGCATAACGCAGCGCATCAATACAGTGATTGTCCCTGTCGGCCAGCAGCGGAAGAACCAGGCCGGTCAGCGGGTCTGTCTTGTAGCTGTAGAGCGTCAATTCGTCTATCAGGTGAACGCAGCGCGGATGCACGATGATGTCAAACGACTTGAGGAATTCCACGCCCTCTTCCAGACTTCGCGCCCCTTTGATTGCTGGCATGATCTTCGGAAAGCCGTTCTTGCGCATGTGGCTGATGGTTTCCGGCCTGGCAGAGTCCGCGACGATTACCCATTTCTCAGCCTCTGGCACGGACATGAACAGCGCCGGAAGATGGACGATCTCGCAGCCGACCATGTAGGCTTCGTAGTCCACATACAGGCGATTGCCCTCAATGTCGCAGCGAATCAGCACAGACGGGTCGATGCTAAAGCCCCAATCAGCGCCAAGCCGGTGAATCGTGCCGTGTGGCCGCTCAAACTCTTCTACCTTCCAGTTCCTAAACACTCGCGCTTCGCTGTTGCTTTGGTACTCGCCCAGCCAAATGTGCCGGTATTTATCGGGGTCGCGGCCCTTGTCGTACTCCATTTCTGCCAGCAGTTCAGCCGGGAGCCACGGGTTGTCGCGGTAGTTCGCCTTCACCACAATTGAGTTAGGCGGCGGGTTCTCGCCCCTCAGCAGCACATCAATCGGGTCAGTGGCAAAGTTCGGGTTCCATGAGAACCACAGTTCCGAGCCGGGTGCGCGAATAGTCGGACGAAGCAATTCTAGGCTGCGCTGACTGGCCGACTGCGCCTCTTCAAACCAAGCAATGCCAAACCCTTCCAGCGACTTGATGCTGTCCGATGTGTGATCCTGCATCCCCTGAAAAATGATGTTCCCGCCGTGCTTTGACTTAATCTGCTCGTTCTGGACTTCAAAGTACGCGCCTGCGTTCATGCGCTCAATCTTGTTCTCCACCAGTTTTTTCACCGAGAATTTGAGCGACTTTTGTATCTCGCGCAAGCACACAATGTCCACCTTGCGCCGGATAGATTCCTCCACTACGCATTCCGCGAAGAAGTGAGATTTCCCCGAGCCGCGCCCGCCCCATGCGCCTTTGTACCGGCTTGGGACTAGCAGAGGCTCGAAAACCTCCGGCGTTTCAATTGCCAGGCTTGACAATGCGCCGCTCGATCACAGTGAACACATGCGCTCCATCAGCGCCAGGCCCTTGCACCGTCATCGGTAGCACTTTGCCGACCAGCGACAAGAACGCACTAGCGGTCCTAGGATCGTTTGCGCGGGCTTGTAGGTACTTTGCCCCTCCGGAGTTGTCCAAAGCCTCCAGGATCATCTCCTTAAGCTGGATATCGCGCTTGTTGTGGCTTCCTTTTGGTCGCCCAGGCCCTGCGCCCATTGCAGCCGCACCCGTCGGTTTCCGTTTGGTTTTTATATCCATTGTTAGCACTCCCTCACAAGTTAACGCCACTGCGGATTTCGACTCCCAAAGCCGCGATTAGTGCCCCGCCCTTTGGCCCCTGCAGCCAGTCAACGAGGATTGGCCGGAACCTGCTGTCGTCGATGCCCAGCGCGTATGCCATGCCGTCTAGCAGCGCCTTGCTTGCGGCAAGCATGTTGTCTGCATCCCTCTTGCGCTTGTCGGGCACCAGAAACAGCAGGGATAGGGCTATCGGGCCATCAGGTGGCGTGTAGTCGCCTTTTGCCTGCTTGGTGAGTAGATAGCCTGCCTCATGCTGCGCTGTGCGCTCTGCAACGGTTTTGCCCCAGTGCTGGCCGTTCTTGCGGTTCGGGAATAGCGCAGGGGATGGAAATGGCAACTTAACAATCATCGCGCCCCCTGTAGAACTGCCCCAGAATCGCCCAAAACTGCCGCCTGAGTGCCTCCGCATGCTCTGCGTGCCCCTGGTCGCGGCGCTCTTGGATGCGCTGTGCGATGCGCTGCTCTAGGGTGCTGTTTGGCAGAATTGGCATATCAGTCACCGCAAAAGCACGCGATGGCCTCTTCGTTCACATCAAACATGTCGCGCTGGTCACGGGCGAATGCAGCCATTTTCGCGTAGCTGGGTCGGTCGGATCGGAACACCGCGCCGCTTGGCTTGCTTGCCAGTGCCAGTGCCAGTGCCTCCATAGATGCCCACCACACAGCGCGTTCCGGCTTTTCGGCGATTAATGTTTGCACTTGGTCGCGGCCTTTAGGAAGCACAAGTCGCAATTCCCGGCCAGGGTGCGCCCGTTGATGGTCGGCAACTCCAGGCGAAATGGCTGCGCTTTCCAGCTGGTGCAGAACCGCGTCACCGGGTTCGGCAGGTAATTGCGCTGTCGGATGATCGCCTCAAAGGGTTCGCCGTTGCGGCTGGCGGTTTCAAAGTTCACCACGCGCCAACGGTTGGACGGGTCGTCTGACGCCTTGTATTCCAGCCACTGGATGTCCACTCCCCAATGATCCCCGCAATCCCGCACGAACCGTAATGTGGCTTCGTCTTCCTTGCCTGTGTTCGCAAAACACACCACAGCGTCATCTGGCAGGCTCATCTGGTGAGCCTGTAGCACGCGCCACAGCGTGTACGCCGATGTCCTGCCGCCGCTGAAGCTGATACAGGTCGGGCCGGTGATGCGGAACGGATCTACCATTGCAAATCTCCCGTCAGTTGCAGCGCCCGCGTAATCTCAGCCACAGTCGGGCTTTTGTCGCCAGCACGCACACGCTGGAGGATGGCTATTGCTTCGTGGTAGGTCATGCTGCTTTCCTCAGTTCTGCGATCCTAGCCCGCACATCCGCAGGCATCGGAGCGCCCTTGTGGGCTAATA